TGAGGGAGACCTCACTACCTGTGGATGGTCTGTGGGTCTTGGATAGTTTAATCCAGATGTGAAAGCCGTTGCCACTGAACCAGACAGCATGGTGCATGTCCTTGCCCATCAGCATCTGGTGCACTCTTCTGACCTGCTCTAGGACCTGGTCACCTGCTACATCAATGACTATGCCACCCTTCCTAGCCTTCTTGTCGAAGTCTAACACAAAGTGGTGTAAGATTGCAGTATTGTACTCGCCCCTCTTACCGCTGGGTTTTACTGCACGGAATCCATAGACACTGGTGTACGCGCACTGACTGTTCCTCAGTGAGGCCCAATAGGTCTCAAGTTCCTTCGGTGTATGGACCACCTTCCTGAACAGGCCAGCCTCACGAGGGAAATCGAACTCGATGATATTCATTTAATGACACCCCACTTGAACTCAGTGAGTGCTCCCCGGCACTTCTCGTACACCAGTAGGATGGTCTCAGGACTCATGTATTCTGCGGGGACGCAGATGTCGAGGTACTTGTCTATGGGTATGGGGTCAACGATACTGTCCTCTGGTACGCTGCCGTAGTGAATGTAGACGTCCTCACTCTTACTCTCTACCCTAAGGGCCTCTTGCATGAGGAGCCTAAAGGCCTCAAGAGTAGTATCGACGAGAATAGTATCACCCCTTATACTTCGGACACAGGTCCATGTAGTCACAATACGAGCACTTGAACGCGTCCTTTGTAACCGGAAAGTTCTGGCCCAGATACATCTTGAGGAGTTTCGTTAGCGCAGTCTGCATAGCACGTTCACTAACCTTCTTCACCGGTTCGTAGTCCAGTCGGTCGGCGGAACTGTAGCGCCAGCCCCAGTGGGTGACAGGGGCATCGTTAAGCCCCACCTCTTCCAACTCCTCAGGGGTAGACAGTTCAATGAGCATCTTGTAGTATGCCATTTCCATCCTCATCGGTGCTAGTTTGTAGGGTTTCCATTTACCTGTCTTGAGTTCCATGATGGATAGACCACCTTGTCCCTCTTGGAATACCCTGTCTATGATACCGACTAGTTGCACCTTCACTTCCTTGTCATCTATGACGAAGGTAGCATGCGGTGATAGTTTCACCTCGTTTGCAACAGGCAGGAACTCGTCGGGCTGGGTGTGCACTAACCGCATCACCTCATTCCTCAAGAGCCAAGTGACGTTGTGGTCATAGTCACGCTCGTAGAATGGTTCGTCCCTACTCGATGCTCTTCTCGACTCTACTATCTCTTCCCTACTTGGAAGCCATTCCTTGAAGGCATCTATCACTAGCCTATCCTTACCCGCTACCGCTGCATCCTTCAGGGCCCCCATGCTTTCGGCTTCAGCATTCTTGTAGAACAGTTCCATGGTCTGGTGCACGTCATCGCCCACCACCAAGTAGGGGTGTGGCTCTTGGGGTACCACGTTGTTCTTGGACAGCCAGAGTTGTTGTGGGCACCACTTACTGTTTGTTAGAGTGGACTTGCTCACGCGTATCACAATACCATCACTACCCATCTCTGGGGTCCAGGCATAGGACGACTCGTCCTCGTATACGAGTGGTAGTGACATCATTCTTCCTCTAAGGCTACAACAAGTAGGGCAAGATAACCAATGAGGTCATGGTAGATATCGAGGTCGCTTTCGATACCCTCGCTACCACGAGCCAGTCGTGAAATCTTATCATCAATCCGTATCCTAATCATGTCGGACGCTTGGGCCCCACCCTTGTAGAATACCCTCATGGGGTTGAGGGCACTGTCACCATACTTCTCATTCTTCTCACGTAGGAGATGGGCTACACGCCATAGAACAGAGTCGGTTGCGCTTTGTTCTTCACTTGACACCAAACTCCTCCAGAGTGGTCTGTCTTCCATTACCTTCAAACAGATAGAGCAGACCAATACGGTCATGCCGCTTTTTTTCGGGGAGCCATTCCCACAGTGTCGCTTGTCTTCCTCTTTGTCTTTCTTCTTCCATTTTTTCACCACCACCCATATGCCTTAGGACTCGGAGCACCAAGTGCTCTGTCGAGGTCCCATGATAGGGTAGAATAGACACTGTCCAACTTGGTCTTTAGCATTTTCTTAAGAATCACTGTTGAGTCGAGGGTAAAGCCTTCCAAATCACTGGGTTCCCGGTAGGCTATGGTGCCGGGTTGTTCCACGATGTAGGTCCAAGGGACCGAGTCACCCTTGCCGAACTTCTTACCTGGCATGTTCTTGTTGTACTCGTCGGCGGCCTTGGAAGCACCACCTAGTACCTTGTAGTCCTTGAGATGCATACCAAGACGAGTCTTCATTGAGACGTCGTGGAGTGGGACCTCACCGTTCCTGATGCTCATGGCGATGGGGTGTACGAACTCTTCGACCTCGTGCTCACTGGCTCCATTGCATACCAACTCGAAGACACCTCGTTGTACTCTCTTGGAGATGGGTGCAGTGTTGGATGCTTTCATTCCGAACCCAGCGACCTTGAGTTTGCCTGCGTCTTCCTCAGGCCAACCCACCCTACCGACATACCGATTCTTCTTGGTGAGTAACCAGTAAGGCATCCACACTTCGAGTTCTGCGAAGAGCATGACGTTCCCCGTGTCACCTTGCACTGCTGCAGTGATGCGTTCTGCCAAGGCGTGAGCCTCTTCTACCGTAGGGACTTTGACGAACGCCGAGTCAGTATGACCGTACAGGCACTCGTATCCGTAGGTGGTAGCCACACTATCGAGTAGTCTAATGCACCTTCTACCCTCATGGGTGATGGCTTGGGCGATGTCCCCATCAGCCCAGCCGTAGCCAACGTGTGCGGTCATCCCGTAGAGTGAGGCCATGACACGCTTGATTGCCATTTGAGTGGTGTTCCAAGCAGCCCTTTCTTCTGGGCTCTTGGCGTCTCGCATGCGTTGCTTGCACTCAGTACGGTACTCGAACAGGTACTCTATCACAGAAGGGAGCAGTCCCTGCTCTGATTGGTCCCAGTAGGAACCATTCTCAAGTTGGATGATGTTCTCACCCGGACCGTCCCTCTTGGTCTCGTAGGATAGGTTGTTGCCTAGGATGAGAGAGGGGTACAGCCCCTTGAAGTCTAACACTGCCACCTTCTCATGAAAGCCAGTGACGCAGTTCAGTCCTACCTCAGCGCCTGCTAGGTCTAACTTGTCTGCTCTGAAGCGAGTGGGGGCCTTCTTGTGTGTCCTTCTGGACAGGAGGCCTCGTGCGAAGTTAGTCACGTTGCACGCTGAGGGTAGGGTCACTCCGCAGAGTCGGACCATCTGTATGTAGAAGTCAGTCACGTTCCGTGCCTCGTCGATGCCCCTGAGTAGGTGGGTGTCTAGCAAGCAGTAGTCCACGAAGTCATCCCAGTATTCATACCAGCCATTGTGTACGTCCATCCCTTCTATTTCCTCAGTGAGTTTGGACCCCAGCCCCACAGTCTCAGCGATGTCATTCAGTTTGAGTGAGGGTAGTTGCCCGCCACCACTGTCCTTCCAGACTCGCTCGAACCCAGTCCCACTGCTAGCCTGTGCTGCTGTGTCAAACTGCCATCGTCCTACGATGGGCTGGTCGGTGGGGTCGTAGCGGTCCTTGCCCTGCGTTATCTTACGTATCTGACCCACTGGGCTGAGTCTTTGTGGGTTAGGTATCCTCTCAATCAGGTGAGGTATGTCAAACCAAGACCCTGCGTGTGCTATCAGCATGTCAGGGTCACGCTCTTGTAGGAACTCAACGAACTCCTCATGCAAATCACTCTCGCTACTATAGATGTGTAGAGTGTATTCGATGCCCCGTACAGTGCGAGTCCTTTCTATGCCTAGGGCAGGGTCACCGTAAGAGCAGTTAGTCCGCTCATCTGCCCATGCGAACACCACTGGAGTGTCTAAGTCACTGTCTATCACAGCGATGATGGTAGTGAACCGCTCGGTTGGGTCTGCTTCGATGTCAAACCACCACTTGCGTGGCTTCCAGTCTGGCATGTCGTGGACGTTGTCGATGAGCCACCTGTCTGTGAACCTGACATCAGCCTCGTAAGTCCTGTCGAACTCCTGTCTCATGCTGATGATATCGAAGGGCGACTCGGCTTCCACCTTGATGAGTGGCATGTCGTCCAGTCCCACTGCAACCTCGTCTGTGATACGAGTGCCCGGGTATCTGGTCACCAGCCTGCGTCGTCTGTAGTCTCCCACGCTCGCTGGTATCCAGAAGTAGGGCTTGTATCCCTTCACTGTGTTCTCAACGAGGTCGCCCTCGCTGTCCCTGTAACGCGTGTAGAGGATAGGAGTGTCACCATTTTCATAGTAGTCCTCGACTATCATTCTGAACACCCATCACATTTCATTGGAAATATTTCTCTGCTGCACAGAGGGCAGGTAGGCTTGCCGTTGAACCTGTAAACATCATCCGGGCCTTGCCAACCACACAGGCATCGAAGTATCTTCATACTACTCACTCCTCTTGTCCATCACTAGGAGAAGATGGTCCTTCTCGGTGTGGCGGAATATCGCAACGAAGTCATGTGCGGTGTAAAGTTCTGCCGTCCCACTAGGGATGGTTTGGAGTGCTTCTGGCAGCCATGACCCGAACGAGGTGGTGCATGATTCACTGGGACCATCACAGTCCTCTATGTCTATGCCTATGCTCATCTCGGCACCCCCCTTGTGTCCCACTTTGAGTGTCCAGAGTGAGTCTTCAGTGTCGAACTCAGCGTCAATGGGGGCGTCCTTACCAACCACTCTCTCAATGGACTTCGCTTGGAACAGGTCTTGCACCTTGACCTTACCGTAGCAGGTCAGTGCTCGTCCAGCCCATGACTTCCAGTGGTTGCTCTCAGCCTCACTCACTAGAGCCATGGCCTTCTTCACGCTCTTATGGGAGCGCACGTAATCTGTAGTTGGTAGTGTCAGTGTGGTCTTACCTGAGATGAGTCTCAGAGGAATATTCTTCGGTTGCCATAGAGTCACCAGAGCGTCCTTCGGTAGGGTCTTGGTGAACGCGAGGACCTTAGGGAGGTCTGCTATCACTATCTCACCAGAGTCTTCGACATTAGCACTCACCCTGTTGTGCAACATGTGCGTGGGGAGAGCCACAGTCCCCGACAGGGACATCTGCCCTGCCTTGAGTCGTAGGTCCCCCACACCTGGTCCGAATCCTGTCAAGAACGATGTGAGAGCAGCCTTCCCAAGTTTCACTCGGGCGATTCGCCCCCCTCCTTAGAGCAGTTGGCCGATTTTGGCGCGGTCTCGCGTACATCGTATATATAGTCTTTTCGGTTCATCTGCTGGAGGTAAATTGCTTCCTCTTCGCACTCACACATATCTGCACGGAAGTCCTTACCATGGAGGGTATTAACGACCCTTACTAGAACACCTAGGTCATTACAATGCTTACAAGTCACTTCATGCCCCCCTGAGTTCAGGTAGACCGTGCCACTTCAGTGCCTTGTCTGTGTGCGTGGTCATGACCAGCCTGGTCTTGTCCAGAAGGTCAGACCGGGTCTTGGCCTTGGAGAAGGTCGCCTCATAGCGAGTTTCCCCTGTTGCACGCCCATCATCGTCACGGACCTGTTTCTTGTCCATCTCAATGATGGTATAGAGGTAGTTTGCCATCTGCTTTTCCCATCTAGGCGTCCTCTGGCCCGTTAGGGAGCCGTCTGCCTTCTGCTCGTACTTCCAGTGTGTCTCGTAGAACACATTGACCCCAAGACGGGTGAGTTCCCGACATAGGGATGTCAGTTGGTGGAAGCGGGTGCTGCGTATCTGCCAGTTGAACCTCATGCCCACCTTCTCATGGGGGCTAATCTTGGCCCCAATGCCGTCTGGGGCTGTCCCGAGGTCTTCGATGAACATGCAGGCCATGGAGACGGAGTCCCATAGGTCCACAGCGGTCACTAGGACCGTGTTTAGGCGCTTCCCTTCGTATCCGGGCTCTAGTTGGTCCTTAGCCCAAGAAAGAGCCCTTCTGCCTATGTCCATGACCTTGTCGTGGGTTGAGGGGTAGTCGTAAGCCGTTCTGGCTTCATCCTGCATCACCCAGGGGTTCACGCATTTGAACTCGTCACGCCGGTCGGTGTAGAAGGCGTCACGGAGTGCTGCACCGCCACCATCGAAGTCGATGATGAGACAGCATGAGCCCTTTGGGATGCTATCCAGTATGATTGCCGTCTTCCCAGTGCCGTCATCGCCTACCACACCACCGAACTCGCCGGTTATGGGCGCTACTTCCTCAGCGAACCATTCCTCGCCAGAACGCTTTGTTGTGATTGTCGGATTTAACTGGTTGTCTCGTACTGGCATGGCTGGTTTCTTCAGGTCATTCTTGAGGTCCTTCTTCCATTTCTGGGCAGTTTCGAGAGCCTTGGACTCTTCCTTTTCCTTCTCCTTGAGAGCCTTGAAACCGCTCATCACTCACTACCCCCAAACTGGCTTAGAGTAGTCTCGCCACCCTCACCTGCTGGTATAGCCAGCCGTGAGGGTACGTAGATACCTGTTGCTTTGATGTTCGGCACTTCACCATCATCGGTCGCTCTAATGCCGAGCCTTCCGAAGATGAAGACTGTGGTCTTGAGTGCGTATGGCTTCCATCCGTCACGCCCTTTGTAGTCGAACGCGTGGTTGGCGTCTCCTAGGTAGCCGTGTACTCGTACCGAGACCTCTCGGCGCCACATATCGTTGGCGTATTCCCTCTGGAGTTGGAAGGACGATACCCGCATGGTGAAGTCCTTGCCCCAAGGGTCGTATTCGGTCTCGTAGCCTGTCTGGTTGATGTCCGTTACCTTTCCCTTGATACAGACGAGAGGACCGATAGGGTTATCGAAGCCTGCTATCTTCTCAGATTGATTCTGGTATATCTCCATGAGTTCCGTCAGGTCACTC